GCTGTCTATCCCTCCGGCATATTGAAAGGGCCTCTATGAGCATGGTCGAGAGCGTCGAGGTCACCATCAAGACGGCAATCGCCTCCGGAATCATCGACCGCAAGCTGCACGCAGCGCCTATCGAGGCTGTGCGCATGCTTGCCGAGCGTGCCGACACCATGAGCGACAGCGACAACGTGACCTTGCCGACGATGCTCAAGTACCTCGGTGCCATGGGCATCGTGGACATACCGAAGCGTGGCAGGCCACCGAAGGAGAGGCCCGAGACCGATGACGCTGGCCGGATGGACGGCATGAGGGGCAGGCTGTATGGCAAGCTCAAGGCCGTCTAGGGTAGGCCACGAGGAGCCTCGCGTCTTCACTCCACCGCTGCGCGAGCTGACGAGAGACACGACGCTCGGATTCGACGTCATCGACTTCGCCGAGGACATCCTCGGCATCGGCCTCTTCCCTTGGCAGCGATGGCTCTTCGTCCACGCGCTCGAGATAGTCGGTGACATCGACGCATCGTGGCACCTGCGCTACCAGACCGTGGTTGTCGAGATCGGACGCCAGAACGGCAAGACCACGATGGGCAGCGTCTTGGCGCTGTTCTTCCTCTACGTGCTTGGCGTCAACCTGACGCTCGGCACGGCCCAAGACCTCGAGCAGGCCGAGGACACCTGGGCGATGTGCGTCGACCTCGCGCAAGGCAACCCCGACCTCGCCTCCGAGGTCGAGCACGTCTGGTACACCAACGGCGCGAAACGCCTGCAGCTCACCAACGGCAGGCAGTACCGAGTCAAGGCGTCGACGCGACGCGCCGGACGTGGCAAGAGCGCAGACCTCATCCTCCTGGACGAGCTGCGCGAGCACCGCGACTGGGAGGCGTGGGGCGCTCTCACCAAGACCGGCATGGCCCGCGACAACTCGCTCGTCTGGTGCATGAGCAACGCCGGTGACGGCTCGTCTGTCGTTCTCCGGCACCTGCGCCTGCAGGCGCACGCCGCGCTCGGTGACCCCGACGGCATCGTCGCTGCCATCGGGGGCGTGGCTGACCGACCCGACGATGACGATGCCCGCGACTCCGCGCTCGGCTGGTTCGAGTGGTCTGCACCGCACGACGCCGACCCCGCCGACCCCGAGACGTGGGCGTGGGCCAACCCCTCGATGGGCTGGCTCATACAGGAGCGCAAGCTGAGGGCCGCACAGGCCACCGACCCCGCCGACGTCTTCAAGACCGAGTGCCTCTGCCAATGGGTGGAGGCCGTGGTGCAGCCACCATTCCCCGATGACTCGTGGGCTGGCGGCACCGACGCGACGTCGGCCATCCCCGATGGCGTGCCGTTCTCGCTCGGCATCGACGTGGCCGCTGACCGCCAGCATTCGGCCATCGCGGTCTGCGGCAGGCGTGCCGACGGGCTTCTGCACGGCGAGGTCATCGCCTACGACCACGGCATCGGCTGGCTCGTGGACTGGCTGCGCGAGCGAGTCGGTCGCGAGGGCTGGCCGCAGCCCATCCGAGTCGCGATGCAGGGCAGGGGCGCTCCGGCCTCCGCGATCATCGAGCTGGTCGGCGCCATCGATGGCGTCGAGGTGGTCGAGTGCGTTGGCCGCGACCTCGGCGCGTGGTGCGGCAGGCTCTGGGACGCCGTCGCAGCATCGGCACCGGACACCAAGAGCGACGCATGCCGACTGATGCACAGACCGCAGCCCGTGCTCGACCTCGCCGCCAACGTGGCCACCACGAGGCCGGTCGGTGACGGCGCGTGGGCGTGGGACAGGGCCAAGAGCCGAGAGGACGTCTCCCCGCTCGTGGCGCTCACGCTCGCGCACGGCCTCGAGACGAAGGTTCCCGAGCAGGAGCCAGCCAAGAGAGTTCCCACCGCCTACGCATCGCGAGGCGTTCGCACCGTCTAAAAGGAGGGATGCCATGGGCATCTTCGACAGCCTGCGTGCCGTCTTCCGGCCAAGGCTGACCTACCAGGTCTCGATGGGGCCTCACGTCTCGGTGGCCGACATGGGCATCGACCAGCTCTATCGCACGCAGCCAAACCTCCGCGCGGTTGTCAGCTACCTCACCGACAACGCCGCGCAGGTTCCCATCAAGGTCTACGACCGAGTCAGCGACGTGGACAGGGTGCGCGTCACCGACTCGCCCGCCGCCCTGCTGCTCGAGCATCCCAACCCCGACATGACGGCCTACGAGCTGAAGAGGCGCATCTATGGTGACCTCTACCTGTATGACCGCCACGTCTCCATCCTAGTTCCCGACGCCGACGCCGACTCCGGATGGCGTCTGCAGCCCATACCCGCGCGGTGGGTGGTCGGCTACGAGGGCTCGAATCCGTTCGCTCCCGAGGCCATCTACGTCCAGTCGGACAACGGGCGCAAGGTGGCCATCCCCTCCGAGCGATTCATCTACTTCCACGGCTACGACCCCGCCGACGTGTCGCGCCAGTGCTCGCCCGTCGAGGCGCTCGCCGACGTACTGCACGAGCAGGTCGAGAGCAACTCGTTCAGGCGGCAGATGTGGCGCAACGGCGGCAGGTTCAACGCCTACATCAGACGGCCCGCCGACGTCGAGGATTGGACGGACGAGGCATTCGAGCGTTTCAGGCAGTCGTGGGACGAGTCGTGGGGCGGTCGCACCGCATCGCAGGGCGGCAAGATGCCCATCCTCGAGGACGGCATGGAGATTCGCACCGTGCCGTTCTCGGCGCACGACGCCGAGTGGAGCGAGGCCAAGCGCCTCGGGCGCGAGGACGTCGCGGCGGTCTACCACGTCAACCCCGCGCTGGTGTGGCCCGGCTCCGGCCAGACCTACGCATCGGCCAAGGAGAACGCGCGTGCGCTCTACAACGACACGTTGGCCCCGACGCTGATGCAGGTCACCGACCGCCTCAACGCCATCCTGCTGCCGCGAGTCAACGAGCCGGAGGGCCACTACCTCGAGTACGACTTGAGCGTCAAGCTGCAGGGCAGCTTCGAGGAGCGTGCGGCTGTCATCCAGTCTGCCGTCGGCGGGCCGTGGATGACCCGCGACGAGGCCCGTGCGATGTTCAACCTGCCCAAGATAGAGGGGGCCGACGAGCTTATCGTCCCGCTCAACGTGGTCGAGGGCGGTCTGGCATCGCCGCGAGACACCGACCCGACCATCGACCGCCACTCGCTGCCAGCCCCGACCAAGGAGTGCGGCTGCGCCGAGTGCAAGGGCCACGAAGGCCACCGGCACAAGGCGCTCGCCACCGACGAGGAGCAGCGCGAGGTGGCCGACGTGCTGGCCAAGTTCTTCGAGCGGCAGGCCAAGAGCGTGCTGCCGAAGATCGGGGCCAGCAAGGGCAAGGCCGCGAAGGCCGACGGTGACCCCGCATGGTGGGACTCCGAGCGATGGGACAGGGAGCTGGAGGATGACCTCTTCGCCGTCTCTATGCGCATCGGCGAGGCATCCGCGCTCCGTGCCGTCGATGACCTCGGCACCGACGCCAGCAAGTTCTCGGCACGGCGCACCAACGCCTACATCCGCTCGATGTGCAAGCGCCGCGCACGCTGGGTCAACCAGACCACCCGCGACCGTCTGGTCGAGGTGGTCGAGGACGAGGAGACCGAGGTCACGCCGCGCGACGTCTTCGATGACGCCGAGTCGACCCGCTCCATCTCCGGCGGCGGCGCTCTGGCCGTGGCAGTCGCTGGCTGGATGGCTCTCGAGGTCGTGCGCCAGACGGCCCCGAGGAGAGGCGCGACCAAGACGTGGGTGGTCACGTCCGGCAACCCGCGACCCAGCCACGCATCGATGAACGGCGAGACGGTGCCGTACTCCGAGCCATTCTCCAACGGCGCGATGTGGCCAGGTGACGCAGACGCGCTCGACGTGGACGAGGTGGCCGGATGCCAATGCGCCGTCGACATCGAGATTCCCTAGAGAAAGGGGCCGACATGCCCAAGTACAAGATGGCGGCAGGTGCCGCCGACATGCCCGCCGACGGCATAGTCGAGGGGTACGCCTCGACGTTCGACCGCGAGCCGGACAGCTACGGCGATGTCGTGGCCAAGGGCGCGTTCGAGGAGTCGCTGGCACGCTGGCGCGAGAGCGGCAAGCCCATCCCGCTGCTCTACGGCCACAGCACCGATGACCCCGAGTACAACATCGGGCGCGTGGTCGAGGCACACGAGGACGAGCGCGGCCTGTTCGTCCGCTGCGAGTTCGACGCCGACAACCCCAAGGCCCAGTACGTCCGCAAGCTGGTGCAGGAGGGCCGACTCTACCAGTTCAGCTTCGCGTACCAGGTGCTCGACGCCGGTACCGTCGAGCTGGACAGCGGCCTCGAGGCCTACGAGCTGCGCAAGCTGGACCTGTTTGAAGTCAGTCTGGTCCAAGTGCCGGCAAACCAGCACGCCGAGGTCACTGAAATCAAGAGCGGCGCGCCCGAGGTCAAGTCGGGCCGTCGCAACTCCAAGGCCGACGAGGACGAGCTGCGGCGCGTGCTCGACATGGCCACCCAAATCGAGACCATCGTCCAGTCACTCATCGGTGACGAGCAGGACGAGCCGGAGCCGGAACCCGAGGACAAGCCCGAGGAGCCCGAAGGGGCCAAGGGCGAGGATTCGACGGCCAAGGCCGCGCTCGCGCAGCTCAAGGACGAGGCTGACCGACTGCTCAACAGTTAGGAGGACACATGACCATCAACGAGCGCCTCGACGCCGCCAAGGCGGCGCTGGTCGAGGCCAAGGACGCCGACGATGCCGAGGCCCTGACCGCCGCCATCGCCGAGTTCAAGGCCGCGACCGAGGCCAAGGAGCAGGCCGACGAGGCCGACTCCCTCATCAAGTCTCTCAGCAATCCCAAGGAGGAGAAGCCCATGGACACCATCACCGAGGCCAAGACCATCGGCGAGTACGCGCTGAAGAACCTCGACCTGACCGCCATCCGCAACGGCGCGGCCAAGACCGCTGGCACCGAGTACGGCTTCAAGGCGTACACCGACCCGCAGGTCTCGCAGACCGTCAACACCTACTCGACCGACGTGGCCGACCAGGGCCTGCGCGACCTCGCCGTGCGTGGACTCTTCGGTGCCGAGCAGATTTCCGGCAACGCCATCACGTTCTTCACGCTGGGTGCCAAGGAGGACAACTCCGCCCCCAGCCCCAAGGGCGTCAACGAGGCCGCTGCCAAGCCCCAGTTCCACATCGTCGAGGGCACCGTCACCAAGCCCCTGCAGAAGATCGCGGGTTGGTTCTATGAGACGGACGAGCTGCTCGAGGACAACCCCTACCTCGCGACCGCGCTCAACAACCGTGGCCTCTACGAGCTTGACGCTGCTGTCGAGGACTACCTGCTGACCACGCTCGCCGCCACGTCCGGCATCGGCGCGAAGACCTATGCCCACAACGGCAACGTCAACCCCGACGTCATCCTCGACGCCATCATGGACGTCAAGAAGGACACCCGCTTCAACGCCGACGCCATCATCATCAACCCCACCGACTACGCCATCCTGCGCAAGCTCAAGACCGCGAGCGGCTCCAACGAGTACGTGGGCGGCGGCTTCTTCTACGGCCCCCACGGCAACGGTCAGGCCACCATCCAGCCCGGAATCTGGGGCCTCGACACCATCGTCACGCCCAACGTCACCGCTGGCACCGTCCTCGTCGGCGCCTTCAAGCAGGGCGCGACCGTCGTGACCAAGGCTGGCGAGGGCGCTCGCATCGAGGTCCACACCGGGGACCACGACGATGCCATCTACAACCGCGTCACGGTCGTTGTCGAGGAGCGCCTCGCGCTCGCCGTCCGCTATCCCAAGGCGTTCGTCAAGATTACCGAGGCCGCTTCCTAAGTGACCGCGAAGGGGCCGCGAAAGCGGCCCCACCGCTGACAGGGAGGTCACCATGCTCCGCATCTACCGCGCTCCCAACGGCAGCACCTACCAGTACGAGGAGGGCGAGCAGCCCGAGGACCACGTGCTGGTGGACGAGCCGAAGGCGGCTCCCAAGAAGACGCCGACCAAGCGCCGCACCACCGCCAACAAGGCACGCAAGACCGAGAACAAGTAGGAGGCACCGATGCTGACTCCGTGGGGATACGAGGTCGATGAGCTGCCCGACCTCATCACCGTCTCCGACTTCAACGCAGCCACCAACAACCGCTACGCCGGTGACGCCCGCATCGAGCCAGCCATCGCATCGGCCTCCGCTGCCATCCGTGCCTGGTGCGGCTGGCACGTGGCACCGGTGCTCGACTGCTCCATCACGCTTGACGGCGAGGCCGGTGACATCTGGCTCCCGACCAACGCGCTCGCGTCGGTCACGTCGGCCAAGGTGGGCGGCGAGGACGTCACCGTCACCGGCTCCAACCGTCGCGGGCGCGTGCGCCTCGCGCACAAGGCGTGCGGCCTCGGCAACGTGGCCATCGGCTACGTGGCCGGATACGACGTCGCGGCATGCCCCGACCTGATGGGCGTGGTCGTGCAGCGCGTCATGGCATCGGTGGCGATGACCACCTACGGCGTCTCGCAGGAGACGGCAGGCGGCGTCTCCATCTCCTACTCCGGCTCGGCGCTCTCCGATCTCGGCAGCGCGTTTTTGCCCGACTCGGTCAAGGCCGCGCTCTCGACCTACAGGCTGGTGAGGTCTCATGCTGCCTAGCTGGTGCCAAGACTCCGTGACCGTGCTCCGCGCTCCGCTCGTGGACAGTCGCGGCACGAAGGTGCGCGACTGGACGCAGGCCACGAGCGCCACGGTCACCGGATGCTCGCTGCAGCCGGCCTCGACCTCGACCGACTTCGGCGAGGTCAGGCAGGCGGCTGACTTCGACGCGACGCTCTACCTGCCGCCCGACGCAGACGTCCGGCAGGATGACCGCATCGTCTTCGGTGGCGTGACCTACGCCGTCGACGGCATGCCCTACGAGTGGCGTAGCCCGACCGGACGAGTGACGCACCGGCAGGCGCGTCTCAAGACGTGGAGCGGATGATGGGCACCAAGGTACGCATCGAGGTCGACCTCGACGTCGGTGGACTCTTCGCGCTGATGAAGAGCGACGGCATCTCCGGCGAGTGCCGCAAGTCTGCGGAGCGCATCGCCGCGGCGGCTGGTGACGGCTTCCACGTGACGAGAGCCTATTACCCAGGCACGCGCGTCATGTATCGCGTGTACGGAGACTCGGACGATGCCAACATCGCCGAGGCCGACGAGAAGGTCTTGAGTAGGGCGGTGAGCGCATGCAGGTCGTGAGGCCCATTGACATCGAGGACGCGCTGCGCGTCGACGTGGCGGAGTTCCTAGACCAAGACGTGGCGTGCTGCGCGCCACCCGCACCGGATGACCTCGTGCCAATGACCGTCTGCTTCACGTCACTCGGTGGCGGCGCACAGTCGGTCGTGAGCCACGAGTACGACCTCTCGGTCGACGTCTGGGCATCCACCATCGAGGATGCCGTCGACCTCGCCAACGAGGTGCAGGGCATCGTCGCGTCGCTCCCATATCGCGAGACCACGAGCGGCAGGCACTACGTCACAGCCGACCCGATGGCTCCCTACATCAACCCCGACCCACGCAGGCCGCTGCTGCCGCGCTGCACGTTCAGAGCGACCGTCGGCATCCGTGGCGTCAACTCACTCTAAGGAGGAAGAATTGGCTGGCATCAATCCCGAGCAGGTCTACCTGCCCAGCCCTGACCAGAGCAAGACCACCGGCGCGGTGGCCGTGGCTCCGATTGGCACCACAGCCCCGACCGACGCCCGCACGGCGCTCGCCAACACGTGGGTAAGCGGCGGCTACATCGACGAGAACGGCATCGCGCTGTCCATCTCCAAGTCCTTCACCACCATCAAGGACTGGGCCATGTCGGTCGTGCGCAAGGCCCTGACCGACTTCGACGGCACCATCGCGCTCAGCTTCCTGCAGGTCGATGAGTTCGCCGCCCAGCGCGTGCTCGGCACCGCCAACGTCACCAAGACGGCCGCGAACACCACGCACGGCGAGCAGCTCAAGCTGGGCGTCGGCCCCGACGTGGCACCTGCCGAGTCGTGGTGCTTCTCAATGAAGGACGGCAACCGTCGCGTGCGTGTCTACATCCCGAATGGCCAAATCACCGAGATTTCCGGTGACGTCAGCTTCACGCCTGGTGCGGCCAACATCTGGCCTTGCACGCTCTCGTGCTACGACGACGGCACCGGCCATTCCATCTACGTCTTCTACGACGATGGCGTGGTCAGCGCCTAACGTTCCCATTCCAACTACGTCATAAGAAGGTGGCCAGATGTTCAAGGTTCCCGCTGCTGCAGCGCCGTTCCAGTTCGCGGTAGGCGATGACGTCTACTCCATCCCGACCATCCAGTCGCTGCCTCTGCCCGTCGCTCTCGAGATTCGCGAGCAGACGGCCAGCAAGACCGGCACCGAGCTGCAGGACGCGCTGCTCGCCATCATGGTGCGGCTCTTCGACCAGTACGCCGAGGGCGTCACGGCCAAGCTCACCATGGAGCAGTTCACGGCTCTCGTCTCCGCCTACCTCGGAGACGGCGAGGCGCTGGGGGAATCCTCTGGCTCATCCGACTAGACGAGGAGACCGACGGGGCGGTCTCGGCTGACATCCTAGAGCGTCTTGGGATGCCCGCCGAGGCCGCTCTGTCGCAATTCGGATGGGCCGAGCTTGTGAACACCGTGCGCCACCTGCCGGACGATTCCGCGACGTGGCGGGCGCTGCATCCCGACGAGGCACCGTGGACGTCGAGGCTCGCGCTCGCGCACTTCCTCGCCGACATCCACGACGCGATCACGGGCCTCGCGTGGCTCTTCGCGTCGGCACACAGCAAGAGCAGGCCCAAGAGGCCGAGGCCCTATCCGGTGCCGTGGGCCAAGGGCGAGGAGCAGAGGCTCGGCAAGGGCGCGATAGCCATCGCCGACTTCGATGACTGGTACTACGGAGGTGACTAAATGGCAGGAGAGGGCGTCAACGTAGCCAACGCCTACGTGCAAATCATCCCCTCGGCGCAGGGCGTCAAGCAGAACATAACCGACGCGCTCGTCCCCGACCTGACGGCTGCTGGCCAGCAGGGCGGTGACGCGCTTGGCGGTGGCCTCATGTCGACGCTGCAAGGCTCGCTCGGCAAGATTGCGGGCGTCATCGGCGCTGCGTTCGCTGGCATCGAGGTCGGGAAGTTCCTGCTCGACATCGGCGGCGAGTTCGACGAGATGACCGACGCCATCATCGTCGGCACCGGCGCGTCTGGCGAGGCGCTCGAGGCGCTCGAGGAGAGCGCCAAGGGCATCGCGACCACCGTGCCGATATCCTTCGGCGAGGCCGGCAACATCGTCCAAGACCTGAACACCCGACTCGGCCTGACCGGCGAGAATCTCGATGAGGTCGGCCAGCGAGTCGCTGCCGCTGGCGAGCTGATGGGCAGCGCCATCAACGTCGAGAGCATGTCCGGCGCGTTCGCCGCCTTCAACGTGAGCGCCGATGACATGGCCGACCAGATGGACTACCTCTTCGGAGTGAGCCAGTCCACCGGCATCGCGTTCGATGACCTGACCCGCATCCTCGAGAGCAACGCACCGGCGCTGCAGGGGCTTGGCTTCAGCTTCCAAGAGTCTGCGAACATGGCCGGTCTGCTCGACAAGGCTGGCATGGACGCATCCGGCATGATGGGCAAGATGGGCAAGGCTCTGGTCGAGCTGGCGCAGCCAGGTGAGACCGCTGCCGAGGCCTACCAGCGCGTGCTCTCCGAGATGGAGGGCTACATCGAGGCCGGTGACGAGGCCGCTGCGATGGACTTGGCCACCGAGCTTTTCGGCACGCGCGGGGCGGCGCAGTTCGTCGGTGCCGTGCAGTCCGGCGCTCTCGCGATGGATGACCTGCGCGACGCCTCGCTCGGTGCCGGTGACGGCATCATGGGAACCTACGAGGCCACGGCAAGCTGGCCGGAGAAGTGGGAGCTGCTCAAGAACAAGGCCAAGGAGTTCCTCGAGCCTCTCGGCGGCGCTCTCATGGACGGCCTCGGCATGGCGCTGGACAAGCTGAACGAGGTCATGGACAGCATCGACCCGTCGACGCTCGAGGGCGTGGCATCCACGCTCACCGAGCTGTTCGAGGCGCTCATCGCAGCGGTGACCAATCTGTGGACGGCGCTGCAGCCTCTCGTGACGTTCCTCATGGAAACCTTCGTGAATGGCGTCATCCCAGCCATCGAGGCCGCGCTGCTGCTGCTGTCCGGTGACTTCGATGGCGCTCGCGCGAAGATCGGGCAGGCGCTCGAGGGCGTCAAGACCATCGTGAGCAACGCGAAGACCGCCATCACACAGCGTTTCGAGGCCATCCGCACGTCCATCTCGGGCAAGGTCGACGCCATCAAGAGCGCCGTCACCACCAAGTTCAACGACATCAAGAAGTCAATCACGCAGCCCATCGAGGACGCAAAGACCGCCGTCTCCAACGCCATCCAGAGCATCAAGGACGCCTTCAACGTGACCCTGTCCTTCCCGCACATCAAGCTGCCGCACTTCCGCATCAACGGCGGCGAGGTGCCGTGGGGCATCGGCGGCAAGGGCTCGGCTCCGAGCATCGCCATCGACTGGTACGCCAAGGGCGGCTTCGTTGACGGCGCGACGCTGATAGGCGTCGGCGAGCAGGGCGCGGAGATGGTCTGGCCGTCATACGAGCCGTACCTGTCCAAGTACGCGCAGGCCATCGCCGCCGACATGCCCACGCAGGATGACCTGCTCGGCGAGGTGCGCTCGCTGCGCGATGACGTGCGCAACCTCAAGGTCTACCTCGACACCGGCGCCCTCGTCGGCGGCATCTCGCGGCAGATGGACGGCTCGCTCGGCAGACGCCAGCTCATGGCAGGAAGGGGCGTGGTCTAGTGCCTACCGCATACGAGAAGACCTACGGCGCGGTCAAGTTCTACGACGTCGACGGCACGCCCATCTTCGACACCGGGGATGACCTCGACCTCTGGACTACGATGGACGATGAGCCATCGCCCGAGCCTAAGTGGATTCGCGTCGACGTCCCTGGTGCCGACGGCGCGGTCGACCTGTCGCGTGCGCTCGCTGGCCAGACCACCTACAAGATGCGCGAGATTCGCCTCGGCTTCGGCGGCAAGTGCGCCGACCACGCGACGGCGCTGGCGCTCGTCCACCAGATGCGCAGGGCGCTGCACGGCGCTCGCGTGCGAGTCGAGACGCTGCTCACCGCGCAGATTGGCGGCTACTACGTCGCAGACTGCGAGTGCGACGGCATCGCCTACGCCTCCGGTGACGTCGAGGTAACCGTCAACGCGACCGCCGACCCCTTCATCCGCGTCGGCAACCAGACGCTGGCGCTGCCGGCTCAGACGAGCCACGACGGCACCGCGCTCAACGTGCGGCCCGTCCCGACGGGCGGTAACCCGTCGACGGCCACCTACGTCGTGCGGCTCGTCGGTGCATCGTCGCAGGACGCCGCGCAGCCCAGCCCCGTCATGGCCACCTCGGCCCGCCTGTGGTGGGCCATGGGGGACAACCTCTTCGACCCCACGCTGTGGCCGTACGAGGCGAACGGCCCGTCGTACTTCTCGGGCGTCTTCGACGGTCGCGTGCGTCTCGCGTCGAGTCTGTCCAGCGGCGCGACGGTCGAGGTCAAGGCAAGCAGCGCCACCGGCACGTGGCCGACGTGGGGACATTCGTTCCCGTTCGGCTGGTTCGGCCAGATATCGCAGATTAGCGTCGGCGCATCGGGCCAGCGTCTCGTGGCGCACGTCACCGGCACCGTCTACAGAGTCGGCTCGACGCCCACGGTCACCGTCACGGCCATCGCCAACGGCACCGGCACGGACGCGAGCGGCTACGTGCAGGGACTCACCACGTCCGCCAGCGCGACGCTCGCCACGGGCAGCGTCGACCAGACGCTCACCATCGACCTCGCCACGGCCACATGGTCGGGCAGCGGCGCGAACGCCCTGTCGGCAATCCGCTGCGAGGTCACGGGGGCGCGGGCGGACATTCGCGTCTACCTCATGCTCACGTGCGACTCGTCGCTCACGACGTGGGAGGCCCCGACGCTCGGCTATGCGGACGTCACGTGGGGCCAGCCCATCGGCTATTACGACGACATAAGCGACTCCATTACCATCAGTCCGACCGACGCCTACGTGCGGCACTACGTCACGACAGACGGCAGCGGCACGGCCACCGGCATGCAGTCGCCGCTGCCATGGCTCACCGAGCCAGCGACGGTCACGCAGACGCCGCCATCTGGTGCCAAGTGGATGAGCGCGAGCGTCACCCAGACCGGCGGGCAGACAGGCGCAACGTGGCTGTACGGCACCTACCCGACGCCCGCGACCGCGACCGGCACCAACACGACCATGCGCTCGACGCCCAGCGTCACCACAAGCGACGGCGCGACCATCACCATCGACGGGCGCACGGCCACCGTCGGCCCCGGCACCGTGGCGCTGCCCGCGCTCGTCATCCCCGGCGGCGCGTTCACCGTGGACTACGCGCTGTTCGGCAGCAACCCGACCGACGGCACCCTCACGTGGGAAGGCGGTGTGCTCTAATGGCCCAGTGGCTCGTCTGGCTCAACAACGCCATCGTCCACCAGCCCGTCACCACCACCAGCAACGTCATCGGCGCGACGCTCGCGCTCGCGCTCGACTCCGCTGGCTCGCTCGAGGCCGACGTGCCGGTCTCCCACCCGCTCTACCCGACCATCGCGTCGCTGCCGCTGCTCGGTCGCGACGTGTGGCGCGTCGAGCGTGACGGCACCGAGGTCTTTCGCGGTAGGCTGCTGTCACGCGAGCGCATGCCGCTCGACGGCTCGGTGCATGTCGTGGTCGAGGGCGAGCTGGCGATGCTCAACGACTCGCTCTGCCTGCCGTACTCGTTCAGCGGCTCGCCAACCGAGTACCTTCAGCAGCTCGTGCGTGGCCACAATGCGCAGGTGGACGAGTGGAAGAGGTTCAGCGTCGGTCGCGTGACCGTTGTCGACAAGGGCGGCAATGACTACATCGTGCGCGGCTCGGAGTCGACGGCCACGACGTGGGAGGAGCTGTCGGCGAAGACCATCGGCTCGTCGGACGCAGGCCACATCGTCCTTCGTCGCGGCACGCGCGTCATCGACTGGCTGGCATCTGTCGCGGCACCGTGCGACCAGGTGGTCAAGCTCGGATGGAACCTGCTCAACCTCTCCGACGAGGCCGACGGCTCGGAGCTGGTCACGGCCATCCATGCCGTCGGCGCTGACCAAGACGGCACGAGGCTCGAGATCGCGACGTCGCGCACCGGCGGCGCTGGCGTCACCGTGCGAGGCGGCATGCTGGTCAACGACTCCCTCGCCGCGACCAACGGCATCGTGGTGCGCGAGGTGGTCTGGGATGACGTCACCACCGAGGCCGCGCTGTGGTCTCGTGCGCTGGCCTACTGCCAGCAGCTGTCCCTGCCGCGCTCGGTGACCGTCAAGGCCATCGACATGTCCGACGCAGGGTACGCCGTCGACGCCTTCGACGTCGGGCAGGTGGTCGACCTCGACGCGCTCGACACCCAGGGCCGCATGCAGGTCACCGGCATCGAGTGGGATTTGCTCGACCCCGCCGGCGGCAGCATCACCTTCGGCAAGGCGCAGGTCACGTCCAGCGCACGCAACGCATCCACCTCGCAGACCGCGCAAGCTGCGTATTACGTGGCGGGTAACTCGTCGGGCGGCTCGGGCGGCGCGACCTACACGCTGTCGGGCGATGGAGCGACCGTCACGCTCTCGGGCAGCGACGGCACGACCAGCGACACCACCATCACGGCCAACGCCATCGGCGCACAGTCGGCGCTGTCGGTCGAGACCGGCACGCTGTCCAAGGGCAGCGCGGCATCGTCGCTGGGCACCAACTCGTGCCGTCGGTACGGCAAGGTCGTGGTCGTGAGCGTCAACGGCCTGACCATCGCGTCGGCGCTGTCCAGCGGCAGCACGTCGGGCACCCTCGCCACGGTCCCGAGCGGCTACCGCCCGCACGCCGCCATCCGCGTCCCGTTCGGCTCGTCGGGCAACAACGTCGGGTACGTCACCGTCTCGACAGCCGGCGCCATCACGCTGCGCAACAGCGGCAGCGGCAGCATCGCGACGAGCGCCTCGCTGGCGTTCGAGTTCGTCTACGTCATCGCCTAGGGAGTGACCAAAATGCTTGACCCATTCATCGCACCCCTGCGTGGCACCGCCGCGCAGACGCTCATCATCGCGCTGCTCATGCTCTCGCTGCTCGACGTGCTCTTCGGCACGGCCAACGCCATGTTCGTCGCGCACGACTTCAGCTCGCACAAGTTCCGCGAGGGGCTGATACGCAAGCTGTCCAACCTCGGGCTCATGTGCATGGCCGACATCATCGACGCCATGCTGTTGTCGGGCATCGACCTCGGCTTCCAGCCAATCTTCCTCGCGGTGGGCGTCTCGCTGGCGCTCATGGAGGTCTGGAGTCTGCTGGAAATCTACGCAGAGATGCATCCCGAGATAAGCGAGAGCGACTGGTACAAGATGCTGCTCCGGTCGAAAGAAGGCCTCCATGCCGACTAGGCTCGTCACGTCCAAGGTGCGTTTCCGCAACGGCGATGCCGACTGCTCGTCGCTCGTCAAGCGCATCCTCGCCGCGCTGTGGCTCGTCTCGGACGATACCTGGATGTGGACGGGCAACGAGCGGCCCATCCTCGCCAGCGCTGGCTTCGAGCGCCGCAACAAGTGGGCACCGGTTCGCGGTGACGTCTTGTGGCGAGACGGCCACACGGAGGTCTACCTCGGTGACGGCACCTGCGGCGGCGCACGCATCGACGAGGTGGGTGGCGTCACCGGCCAACGTGCGGGTGACCAGACCGGACGCGAGGTGGCGTCTGGGTCGTATGACCCCGACCGCTGGGAGGAGTGCTGGCGCTATTGCGGGGACGAGGACGTGGACGGCATCCCGATCGCGGAGTGCGTGGCACAGCTCATGGAGCACGCCATCGAGCATGACGCGCACGGCTACTCGCAGACCAACCGAGAGGGCGATGGCACGTGGGAGGACGTGGGGCTGCATTGGTACGTGGAAGAGCCAGCGACGAACGGAGAGACGATGGACTGCATCATTTCGATAAAGGGCCGCAACACGCTCGTCTGGTTCGACGGCGTGAACGTGAACGACCTGACCTCGACCAAGGACGTGGACGTGCTGGACGTGATTGCGAGGGCGTGCTACGGCACGGCGCTGCCGAGGGTGACGCTGACCGAGGAGCAGTTCGCCCGCCTCTGCCAGTCCATCCGGGGCGGCTATCCCAAGCACCTGCGCAGCCTGGTCGAGAAGTACGCCCCCAGAAGCCCCGAGGAGTAGGCATGCCTTACAACATCTTCGGATCACCCTACGACCGCCACCAGCGCCGCATCGAGGAGCGTGCGGACAGGCAGACGCTGCTCTTCCTCATCGGGCTCTTCATCGGGCTCGCGATTGGGGCCCTCATCATCTGACGGCACCGTGGCGCGTGCCGGTTCTTGCTTTCTTTCCGGCCATCGGCGGCACCACGGGCGCAGCCCACCGCCCAGTCGCTGACGCCACGAGCGCGACGCGCAGCCCGCCCACGCGACGGGCTGCGTCACCACCGACACCCTCCCGAAAGGAGAAACCATGGCATACACCATCCCTACCAGCGCCGACACCACCGAGCAGGCCATCCTCGCCGTGGCATCAGCCGTCAAGGGCGAGCAGGTCACCGGAGGGGACGGCAGCGTCAACAGGGCGCTCGACATCCTCGCCGACGCGCTCGCCGGGCAGGACATCACCGTTCCCATGACCCAGCAGGGGGCCATCCTCGCGCTCGCCCAGTACGTCGGCGGCGGCGGGGGCGTGGACGTGGGGGCGCCTACGTTAGTTGTCAAGAAGAACTTCGCGCCTGAAGTCGGGGAGTACATCCCGGGCACCAGCGCGATTGGCGGGGTTGCCATCGGCGAAGCCGTTATCGTCCCCGTCGATTCGTTCAACGTCATATCCGAAGTAGCGGCAGGCGTGACCGCCACGACCGCGCCGGATTCAGAACTTGCCCCGACCGCATGTGCCGCCTATGTCGTGACCGTCGATGACGATGGGAAGATTACGACAGTTGCGCCGTGGGGAGGCACGTTAACCCCGGGAACGTACGACCATGGGATGGGCGCGCTCAACGTCTGGTCGTTCGACGTCCCCGCGCTCGAATACGATGATGACACGGGTGTTGGTCAGGTTCTCTTCCTTCACCTGCACAAGTAGCCAACGCCCGCCCCGCGCACCATGCCCCCGCTCCGGCGGGGGCTTTTTGCGTTCGAGAAACGGACGTTTGGCGGAAACTACGCCGCCAGCGGCACGCG